CTCTCCAATATAATGAATTATGGATAAATATTTCATTTAGACCAATAAATGAATGGTTTACTATTCGTGATGTAATGGATTATACAAATAATTATCCTGTTGTAGCCCCAAATTTTAATCAGTTTTATATGCAGTTTTATAGATTTTTACAAACACCCCCAGATGAAGAATTGGGTCCTACATCCTATATAGATACAAGAACTAATTGGTTCGCTGATATAAATTTAAATTGCACTTATTGTTTTCTCTCTGATGATGAATCAACAATATTTGCTAAAAATGAACAAAAATATTTAATTAAACAAATTTACGAAAAACCATATTACAATATAACTGGCGCAAATAAGATAGATTTAGATTCAATTGGTATGGTAATCAGTTGGATGTTTTACTTTCAACGCAGTGATGCTAATTTAAGAAATGAGTGGTCAAATTATACAAATTGGCCTTACGATTATATGCCTCAAGATGTAACACCAGCGCCAACAGCAGGTGATTATCCAAATCCAAACCCATTAGGTCCAACGCCATTAGGCCCAGGTTTGAATCCTGATGGTACTTTATCAGGTTTATATTATACAGGAGTATATAATCCACAAAACTTGAAAGAAATTTTAATAGCATTAGGCATTTTATTAGATGGTCAATATAGAGAGAATATTTTACCGGTTGGTGTATATAATTTTGTGGAAAAATATGTGAGAACAGCAGGTTTTGCTCCACCAGGTTTATATTGCTATAATTTTTGTTTAGATACTGACCCATTTAAAGTTCAACCTTCTGGTGCTATGAATATGAGCAGATTTACAAATATTCAATTGGAATTTACCACTATAACTCCTCCTGCTGATCCATATGCTCAAGTATTAACTATTTGTGATCCAAATACAGGTGATATTGTAGGTATTAACAAGCCAACATGGAGAATTTATGATTATAACTTCAATATGTATTTGATAGAAGAGAGAGTAAATATGGTAATATTTGTTGGTGGAAATGCTGGTTTATTATATGCTACTTAATAATTAATTAAAGTGGTTTAAACAAATAATAATTATTATATCATAATGATTTTAAGAAATAATAATTTTAATAGAATAATTAGAAGGAATTTATTTAATTATAGAGATGCGTTTTTATTAGAAAATCAATTGACATCTGATGAAACATCTATAAAAGAATTAGCTTACAATTTTTCGAGAGATATTTTACAACCAAATATAATTTCTTCATTTAGAAATGAAAATTTTGATAAAAATATTATGAAAGAAATGGGAAATATTGGTTTACTTGGTCCAACAATTAATGGATATGGATGTGCTGGTGTAAATTATATATCATATGGATTAATTATGCGAGAAATAGAGAGAATTGATAGTGGTTATAGAAGTTGTGCTAGTGTCCAGTCTTCTTTAGTAATGTATCCAATTTATAAATTTGGTAGTCAAGAACAAAAAGATAAGTTTTTACCTGAATTAGCAAAAGGTAATTTAATTGGATGTTTTGGGTTAACTGAACCAGACCATGGAAGCGATCCATCAGGTATGAAAACTAAAGCTGTTTTAAAAGGAGATTATTATATTTTAAATGGAAGCAAAAATTGGATTACCAATTCACCGATTGCGGATTTATTTGTTATTTGGGCAAAAGATGATGCTGGAATTATTCGTGGTTTTTTATTAGAAAAGAATATGCCAGGATTAACTGCTCCTAAAATTGATGGTAAATTTTCATTAAGAGCATCTAATACTGGTATGATTTTTATGGACAATGTAGTAGTACCCAAAGAAAATTTATTACCATTAACAAGAGGTTTAAAGAGTCCTTTTATGTGTTTAAATAATGCTCGTTATGGAATAGCATGGGGAGTCCTTGGGGCAGCCGAAGATTGCTATTTAAGAGCTAGAGATTATGCTTTAGAGAGAAAACAATTTAATAAGCCATTAGCATCAAACCAGTTAATTCAGATGAAATTAACAGATATGTTAACTGAGATAACTTTAGGTCTTCAATCTGTTTTGAGAGTAGGGAGAATGATTGATGATGGTAATATGATTCCAGAAACAATTTCTATTATTAAACGCAATAATTGTTTAAAATCATTAAATATAGCTAGAACAGCTAGAGATATATTAGGTGGAAATGGAATATCAGATGAATATCATATCATTAGACATATGTTAAATTTAGAAGCAGTAAATACATATGAAGGAACTCAAGATATTCATGGTTTAATTATTGGAAGAGGTATAACAAATTTGAATTCATTTTAAAATAAAATTGATTGAATAAGTTTATAATATATTAAAGTTATTCAATGAGTATAAGTATGATGCGAATTATAGCAATATTTAAAAATATTTTTCAAAAGTCTAATTTAAAACCTCCGTTAGGTAGATGGAATATTGAACAATGTAACAAAAAATTAAACAATAAAATAGATTTGGCGAATGAAGATCATTGTGGACCTTGTGGTAAATATGTTAAAATTATATTAAATGATGTAAATAGAAATAATATATCTTCAAAAAAGTGAAGTACTTCTTTAAATAATATTTAATTATATATTATTAAATAACTTAAAGAAGACATACTACATTATGAAGGTAAATCTTAGAATTTCTCAAAAAAAGGTCCAAAAAAGTTCCCTACACATGTAGAGAAAAAGAAGACTTTTAAAAAATGAAAAGTGTTTTAACTTTTTAAAAATGGACAAAAAAAATGTCCAATTTTTGAAAGCCCAGATATTTTATGTGAAAACGAATGAATTGTGACCATAATCAAAATTTATCGTCTGGTCACAGAAAAAATAATTTTCAATTTGTGATGATATTTTTTTTATATATATTTTTAAAAAAAGGGTTTAGGCGTTTTTTTTTATCATTATAGATAAATGGAAGATAACAAAAAACGCCAAAAAAACGCTGAAAAATTTGTATGTGAATATTGTAATTTTAAATGCTGTAAAAAAAGTGATTGGGGGAGACATATTTTAAGACCAAAACATACAAAAAATAAAAATGATAACAAAAATGATACAAATGATAATATAAAAACTCCAAATGAATTATCGTCTGTGTATAAATGTGATTGTGGTAATATATACAAACATCCATCTGGATTATCGCGCCATAAAAGAGCACAAAACTGCCAAAAAAACGCCAATAATGAATCCTACAATAATGGAGGTGAAATTAAAACATTAACCAACCTTGTTTTGGAGGTAGTAAAACAAAATCAAGAACTTACTAATAAAATTGTAGAAATGTCTGGAAATATGAATAACAACACCTTAATCAATAATCATTCTAATAATAATAATAAAACATTTAATCTTAATATGTTCTTAAATGAAACCTGTAAGGATGCTATGAATATTACAGATTTTGTAGATTCACTCCAGCTTCAATTATCAGATTTAGAAGATGTAGGTAAACTTGGATTTGTAGAAGGTATATCTAATATTATTGTTAAAAATTTAAAAGCATTAGATGTACATAAACGTCCAGTTCATTGTGCTGACAAAAAACGTGAAGTTATTTACATCAAAGATGAAGATAAATGGGAAAAGGATAATGATGAAAAACAATGTCTACGTAAAGCTATAAAAAATGTAGCATACAAAAATGAAAAACTTTTGCCAAAATATAAAGAGCTTCATCCAGGTTGTAATTATAGTGATTCAAAATATTCAGATCAATATAGTAAATTAGTAATAGAAGCTATGGGTGGTTCAGGAAATAATGACTTAGAAAAACAAGATAAAATAATAAGAAATATAGCTAAAGAAGTAGTAATCGATAAGACTTAATAATTAGATGGTAATGGTCCATCACCAATAAATTCACCAGTTATACTATACATAGGAGGATAATTAGGCATATATTGTAATTGATTTGGCTTATAACGCTTATTAAACAATTTTTGACCTTCATTAAATGAATTTCCCCAAGTATCATAACCAAAATTAGCTTGTGGTGGTCTAGCATACATATTTTTTGTAATTACTTTCTCTCTAGTTCCATAACCAGTTGTTAATGGTGAATAAGTAGGTGTAACTCCTACAGTTAATTTTCCAGCATCATCATTACCTGGTATACAACCATTTGTCTTAGAAAGAGGTGGTGAATATGGTTGACATCCTGGGCAATCAATATCAGTAAAACATTGTTGACCAGTTATGGCACATCTAGCAGTAGGTCCACAAAAATTTTGACAACTATATTTTGTAGTTAAGGGTAAATCAACATTGTGACTAGTTTGTGAACTCTCTTGAACAGGACCACCTGTAAAACATTCAACAATATAGTTTTCTTTAACTAAATAATCAATCATATAAAAAACTATAAATAATAAAATTAACGCAATTAGTGGTAAAAATATATTAAATTTCATATAATAAATTGATATTAAATTTTTTATATCAATTAAATATAAGTAATGTCAGATTCTAATGATACAAGTACTATAGATGAAAAAAAAGAACAAGATTCATCTTCCGGTTCAATAGAAACTTATGCATCTAAAGTAGTAGGGTTTTTTATTTCTGTTGTTGTAGCAATTTTATTAATTTTACTATATTTTTCAAGCAGTTCCTTAATATTATTTATGTGTAAAATAGCACAATCGAATATTTTACCATCTGAACCAAATTGTGCTCCTTATACTGATACTGAACCATCAATTAATCCAAGTCCAATAAAAACAAATATTTTTACAACATTTACCGAACCAGAAATGTCTATGAAAATGGAAATACCTTATGATATTAATTCAAAAAATAAATTGATTGAAATATTTAAAAAATACAAAGAAAAACCTTCATCTAACTTTTTAGCAAATTATTTCATTTCTATTGCAGAATCCATATTACAATTTAATTATTCAGCAATTAACACGATTATGAATTTAATGAATAACACATTTCCTGAACCAGCTATAATTGGTGTTGGTCCAATTATTTGTGGAGTTTTATATGCTCTTGGAGGTTTAGTTAACACACTTTATTTCATATATTTATGGTTTGTAAATATGTCGTGGTTCTTTAAAACAAATACAAATGATACTGGTGATGGAAAACCACAATGGGAAGAAGTTACATTTACAAGCCCGGTAAATTGGTTTTTTGGAGCAGCATTATCAATACTATTTGTCTTTTTACTTATATTTGGATTTCCAATTGTTTCTATTTTACCAATGGTATTTTTTCATAACTCGATTATTTCAACATTATTTATGAAAGCCATAATGAATGGCAAACAAATAACATCACTTTCAATTATAAAAGAAACCTTGAAACATTATAAATTAACAATTGTATCAGTAATTAGTATATTTGTTGTATTATTAGCATTTTCAAAATTGGGTGCTATTCCTGGAATATTTTCAATTATAACTCTCGGATTAATATATTGGGGAATAATAAGTATTGATCTTTTTAATCCAGTAAAAGAAACTAATTTATCTCAATCAGTTAGTTATAATCAAGCAGTTAAAAAATGTCCAGTTATAAGTAATAAAAATATTGAAAGAGAAAAACATGGGTTATTATATAATTTAATATTTGGTTGGAATCAAAAGGGTGGAAATATAACAAAACAATTAAAGAAAATAGGAAATAATATATAAAGCAAATAATATAAAATTAATATTACTTAAATAATAATTATTTAAATAATCTAATGGGTAAAAATAAGACAAAATTATCAAAACATCCTTTTGTAAGTGTATGTACACCAACTTTTAATAGACGACCTTTTATTCCTATTATAATTAAATGCTTTGAAAACCAAACATATCCACGAGACAAAATGGAATGGATTATTGTAGATGATGGAACAGATAAAATCGAAGATTTAGTAGCTCATCTTCCATATGTAAGATATTTTAAATATGATGAAAAAATGACACTTGGTAAAAAAAGAAATATATCAAATGAAAAAGCAAAGGGTGATATTATTGTTTATATGGATGATGATGATTATTATCCTCCAGAAAGAGTTAAACATGCTGTTGATACATTGCGAGGTAGTAAAGCTTTATGTGCTGGTTCAAGTGCTATGTTTATATATTTTAAACATATTAATAAAATGCTTCAATTTGGTCCATATGGTCCAAACCACGCAACAGCAGCAACATTTGCTTTTAAAAAAGAGTTGCTACAACAGACAAGATTTGATGAAGAATCTTCTGTAGCCGAGGAGAGAAAATTTTTAAAAGAATATAATATACCATTTGTTCAGTTAGAATCAATAAAGTCTATTTTGGTATTTTCACACAATCATAATTCATTCGATAAAAAAGAATTATTAAAACAAATGCCAAATCCTAATGTTCATGAGACGCCATTATTACCAAAAGACCTAGTTAGAGAACCAGAAATTTTGAGGTTTTTTATGGAAGATATAGATACACTATTGGATAATTATGAACCAGGAAAACCAGATTATAAACCTGATGTTAAAAGACAACTAGCGGAAATTAAAATTGAACGTGAAAATAAGATTCAGGAAATGATGAAACAACAATCTGATTATAAAGACGCAATTAATAAAATAACAATGATGTCAAACCCACAAATAGCTCAGCAACAACTAAACAAACAATCGATGTTAATACAACAATTAATGTATGAAAATAATCAATTAAAAGAACAAGTGGCATATCTAAATAATAAAATTAAACAACTAATTTCATCACAAATAGAAAAACGAAAAGATGAACAAAAGATTCCGTTAAATACTGATGGTCCAACAATAAATATTATTTAAAATGGTTTAAAGATAAATAGATGATATAGAATATAAAATAAGCATGTATCAAGAAGATTTCTGGAATCCAGCTGACCAAAATGATTACGATGAACAAAATGTAGAACAAATGTTTGAAAAAGTTAAGCGTCAAGATAAAGGATATAATGTTGTTTATAGAAAGGCTTTTAGAAAGGATGGAAGACAATACAATAAGAAGATTGAGATTTATACTTCCAGTGGAACAGGTAATCGTATTAGGGATGCTGAGACAGGTGAATATTTGAATCATATTGTAGGATCAAGTGATGAGGATTTATTTTTTAAAGTAATGTTAGCAACAGGAGAATGTACAAGTGCGAATGGTTCATATACTCTATTTTATGCTTCACCTGAGCATTATTCAAATCATTTACTATGTGATGTAAACCCACAAGTGGCAGCAGCTTGGGAAGAAAAAAGAGACGCAAGATTAATTGAAATCAAGCGTGGAAAGAAGCAACGTTTTGAATCTGTTGAAGTAAGATAAATATAAAAAAATAAATTTAAACTATAAATTTTTGATATAGTTTAAATTAAAAAACTTATTCCTCAAAGTTATCAGGATCACCATCTTCTTCTTCAATATCTTTATCAGTTGTTCCAGTAGCATTTTCCTTAATATATTTTTCAATATATTTATAAATACGATTAATATCTAATTTACCAATTTCATAGTTTTCAAGAATATTAATAATTTCAGTATTTTCATGATTATTGCTAAGTTCAATAAAAAATCCAAATAAATCCTTTTTATCCATTCCAAGTTTTTGACATAATTTTTGTATAAAAAGTGAATTATTGTATTCGGTTGAATATTTGGTTAATACTTTAGTAAATCTAACTTCAGATGGGTTATATTTATTTTTCTTTTTAAAAGTTTCATGATAAAGTTTATTATTTTTAAATGTTTTAATTAAAGAACTCATTTCATTAAACTGCCATATTTGTTTTTGAAATGTTATCCTATCAATATAATCAGCAAAGCATATGTTATCAAGTTGTGAGATATAAAAAGGTATAGATTGTTTTTTATCGAGTTTTTCAATAACATCAATAATATTTTCATGCCATAATAACCCAACACTTGTTCGATCAGTTTCATTCATAATATTATTATGTTCATTAAGAGGAAAATATTCATTTATTAATTTATTGGTAATTTTTTTAGTATCATCATTATAAGATTTAATTTGAAATATATCATCTATAACTTCACATGTAAAAAGATCAGGTTTATTTTTATTAAAATTATACATATTATTAAGTTTTCTAAGATCACCTTGAATATAAGAAATAAGTTTGGTTTTGATTTCAGTAGTGATAGAAGGCATCAATTTATTAATAATATTAGAAACTTCTAATTGATTTGGTGTTTTAAGTTCAATTGTATTACAAACTTTCATAAGTTCTTTAATTTTTTTATCAACACGATAATTACCAATACATATAATAGGATTCATAGTAACTTCTTCTAATTTTTGTTTTTTAGTTTTTTTGGGTCGAATAAGTTTAATAAGAGAATTTATTCCACCTTTATCTCCATTATTCATTCCATCAATTTCATCCATAATAATGGCGATTTTTTTGATTTTTTTATTAAATAGACTCATAATATTTTTATCAGACATATTGTGTTTAGTGATATCTTCAATAACTGATGTATTTCTAATATCACCGGCATCATATTTAATAATATCATAATTCAAATCTTTAAGAATATTAGTAACAAAAGTAGTTTTTCCAGTACCAGGAACACCATAAACATAAATTCCTTTTTTAAATAATAAATTATTTTTATTAGTTTCAAATTCTTTAAGAATATTTTTAATGTCTTTTTCTTGTTGCTCTCTATTTAAAATTTTATTAAGGTTTAATTCTTCCATTTTATATATTTAACAACATTCTTTTTATGTAGATTTCTACACAAATCACGTTTAATTAAATAATGTAGTAATACTTCTCTGCATCGTTCAGAATTATTTTCAATACAAAAATTCATAACAAAATATAAATAATTATTGAAAATCATATTTTTATAGATGTATTGTTTATTTTTAAGCCACAAATTAAGATTCTCTCGAACAATTCTTTCAAAAACGAAATCATTATCACGTCTAATAATATCACGAGTATAATTTTCATATAATGGTATAGATTGTTTGATATTATGATGATATAAATTATAAAAAGTTTTATTAAGGAAAACAAGCTTATTAGTAGGTATAAATTCTTTAATTAATCTAATAATATCATCAGGTAAATCAGAAATTTGTTTCATTATACATATAATAATTAAAATATATTTATAATGATTTATTAAATAATTAAGACGAAGAAGTTTGACAAGGATTATTAACACCATAAGTAATTCCATCCCACGATACTCCGCACTTCTTAGCCCATGTGTATTTAGCACATGTGCCATTAGAGCCAGTAAACGCAGGTCCATTAAAATCCATTATTAAATGTTTTTGTCCACTTTGAGGGGGACAAGTTCCTAAATCTTTTACATTAGTACAAGTTGCAAGATTTCCTGAACCATCGCTTATCCACCAATCAGGACAATCAGGAGTCATTGGTGGCCAGGTAGTATCAGTTGCCGACGCAAGAGCAATTCCTATGAAAATGAGCGCAATAATTAATATAATTATAGCGGCAAAAAGAACAAATTTTTGAAAACCATCCATATAAAATAAATAAATATAATTTTTTCTATTTACTTATTTTATAAAATGAATAAAGTAAATAATGGACGTGTAAATATAAAATCACCAAATACTTCAGCATTATTTCAAATGTATGATAAAATACCGGCAAATCAATGTGTAACATTTAGGAATGCTACTGAAGGTTTATGGAATGAAACTTCTTTATCACAAACTTTTTTCTCTCGAGAGAACATTCAAATAATCCAAAATGGAATAAGGGCTGGTGTTTATCATAGATCAAATGGTCAATATGTAATTGGTCCTCAAGATTGTGATTCTATAAAAATTATAATGAGAAGTGTTTTCTTACAATATTCAGCAAATCAACCATCTAATATTCCACAACAAATTGAAGAGCTTAATAAGATTGTATTAAATTATTGTATACAACAAGTATATAGCGAGGCTCAAGGTTATATGAAATATATGGATGATGTTAGCACACTAGTAGTACCAATTGCTCATCCAATTCAAGCATCGAATACTGACAGACAACTTGAATTCAAGAGTTGGTTTTAATTATTTTCTAATAAATATTAATTTACACCCTTGAAGATTTTAGAACTTGTAAAAACCGCACCTTTTACAATTTATGATAAAAATATATAAAATATTTTTTTATTATATAAATAATGGAAATAACAGATAAAGATAATAGAATAAAAGAACTTGAATATGAAAACGCATTATTAAAAGAACAATTAAATAAATATTTAATGAAAAATAAGATTTATTTTTCTCTCTAACTTTAGAAACAAAAAGTCATTTAGAACAAAGAAAAAGACTTGATAACTAGTAAGTAAGTAGTTTTATAGCTAATATTGAAAGCCAAGAATGTCGGCTTTATATTAAGTATTTGAATATATATTAAATAAAAAATATATATTAAAAGTCTTTAAGTAGTAAAATTTATATTATTTAATATTTTAATCATCTTCAACAAGTAGTGTTTGTTTCTTTACAACCTTTTTTACAGCACTCTTTGTAACACTTTTCTTTTTTGGCTTAGAATCCTCACCATTCATTACTCTTGTTCGTTCTTCTTTGTATTCAATATATTGTTCTTTTAAAGTTTCTAATTCATCCAACCACATCTTATTAATAGATGTAGATTTAACAATTTCTAATTCAACTTCTTTATCACCATGCTCCTTATTTAATCGTTCTACATTTTCCTCAGTTACTGAATCCATTGGCATCTTAGTCAAGTAATGATAATTTACGTCCTCATCAATAATATCATATCCTTTAGTTTGTAACATTTCTACAACTTGTTCCTTCTTCTTCTTACGCAAGTCAATAGTTCCATCAAGATTTTCTTTAATATATTTGGCTTTATTAGTAAGCATCATTAATTCGCGTTCCAAGCTTTCAATCATGTAATCTTTTCTAGTTTGAAATAACTTTAATCTTACATCATAATAAGAGTCAATAATATCAGAGATCTTCTCGAATTTTTGTAGAATATCATTCGCATCAAATAAGTGCATATTAGTTGTAGTATTAGTAGTATAAAGCTTTAACAATTTTTCAAGACCATTACATCCATGATCACCTTTAGATTTCTCTAATTCCTCTAATTTTCCCTTGACAAATGTAATAGTAAAATCTACATTGGTATCTTTACTCATATCTTCATAATCTTTAATAACTAGAGGAATCTTATTTTTATTTTTATCTTCTCCAGGATTACACCAATATTCAAGTAACTCTTTAAAGTCTTCAGTCCAATAACCAACAGGTAATTCAGTAACTCTAATTTTATCAACACCTAATTTTTCATATATACCTTTAATTAAGAATTTATCATCTGGTAGCTTGGTAATTTGACCTTTAAATCCTTCATAATAAGGAATGAAATCAATATCATCTTCAATATATCTTAATTTATTTTGTAAATATTCAATAATTTGTAATGGATTATAACACATGATATCTGTACTAAAACCAGTACCAATACCTTTAGAACCATTAACAAGAATCATAGGAATAATTGGAGCATAATAAATTGGCTCAACAGATAACCCATCATCATTCAAATATTCGAGAATATTATCATCAGTTTGTTGAAAGATTGTTCTTGTAATTTTATTCAATTGTGTAAAGATATATCTTTCAGAAGCACTATCTTTTCCACCTTGTAATCTAGTACCAAATTGTCCATTAGGCGTGAATAAATTAATATTATTAGAACCGACAAAGTTCTGCGCCATTCCAACAATAGCACCATTTAAACTAACTTCACCATGATGATAACCAGATTCTTTAGAAACAATTCCTGAAAATTGAGCAACCTTAATTTCTTTATTAAGATTCATTTTGAACCCTGCGAATACAATTTTTCTTTGTGAAATCTTAAGACCATCCATCAAGTTAGGAATACTTCTATCACAATCATATTTAGAGAAATGAATCAATTCTCTATTAACAAATTCTTCATAAGAGACATGTTTTTTTCTAGTATCAAGGAAAGCATCTCTGTCATAAATCTTGAGCCAATCTTTTCTATCATCGGCTCTTTTCTTGTTGAAAACCATATCGATTGCGTCATCAGATTCTTTACCGCTAAACTGGAATTCAACAATTTTTCTATTCTCAAAATATTCTCTGAATTCCTTACCAGTACTGGTTCCTAAACCCTTGTAATATTTGATATTCCAACCCTTAATATCATTTTGCTCTTTCCATTCTTCAAATTCTCCTTCATTATAGAAATTCAATTCATTAGAGCCTTTCTTTGCCTTCAAGATTGGAGTATTCATAAATCCAATAAATCCAGGAATTTGCGCAAGTGTAGGCCATTCACATGAGAATAAATTGATGCCAAGACCTTTAATATGACTACCATCTAAATCTTGATCAGTCATGAACAAAACCTTTCCATATCTTAAGTTCTTATTGACATCTTCTAAATTCAAATATTTCTTTCCAGTTACAAGACCAAGAATCTGTTTGATTTCAGCAATTTCTTTATTATCAGCAATCTTCTTTACAGGTTCACCGCGAACATTTAGTAGCTTACCTTTTAAAGGATAAACACCTACAATGTTACGATCTTCAGACGATAATCCTGAAAGAATACCTGCCTTAGCTGAATCTCCCTCACAAAGAATAAGCATACATTCTTTAGACTTTTCAGTTCCAGCCCAATTAGCATCAGTTAACTTAGGAATTCCTCTAACAGATTTAGTCTTAGTTCCATCAGTCTTCTTAGCAGCTTTAGTTTCCTTGACTTCAGTTAATTGTAAAGCAGCATCCATAACACCCATCTTAGCTAGTTTTTCAATAAACTTATCACTGACTTCACATTTGGAACCAAACTTAGATGAAGGAGTATTCATATAATCCTTAGTTTGACTATCGAAAGCAGGATTTTCAATGTCACATCTTAAGAACAAAATCAATTGTTCCTTAATAGTATTAGGATTGACTTTGGTCTTCTTTTTCTTCTCAATAAAATCAACTAATTTTCTAACAATTTGATTCAAT